TGCCTGGAACCATGCCGACCAGGCCTAGGAAGATTTGAAGAAAAGGCTGATGTAGGGTGGTGGCAGAGGTTTTAAAGCTATGCTACTGAGCGCCTATTAACCGAAAATCGAAAAACGGAGGTTATATGCCTAAACAATTCTTCTTCGGGGCCGGGACCCTTTATGGCCTGACGACTGCCACCCCGACTCCCACCCCCGTCAAATTCGGCACCTTGCAGGACGTCTCGGTGGAATTCTCCGCGGACGTCAAGGAACTTTACGGCGCCAACCAGTTTCCCGCCCATATCGGCCGGGGCAAGAACAAGATCACCTGCAAGGCCAAGCTGGGCCAGATCCAGGGCGCCTTGCTGAACGTCCTCTATTTCGGGCTGCCCAAGAACACCGGCGAGCTGCTGTCGGCCCAGAAGGAGGCGGCCCAGATCCCGGCCGCCACGCCCTTCACGGTCACCGTGGCCAACGGCGCCGCCTTCGCCCAAGATCTGGGGGTAGTCTACGCCGCCGACGGCGCCCCCCTGACCCAGGTGCCCAGCGCCCCCGTGGTGGGCCAATACAGCGTGGGCGCCGGCGGGATCTACACCTTTGCCGCGGGCGATGCAGGCAAGGCCATCCTCATCGACTACCTTTACACCTCGGCCACCACCGGGGGCACCATCGCCATCAGCAACCAGCCGATGGGCCTGGCGCCCACCTTTAAGGCGGTGCTGTCCGGCGTCACCGACGGCAAGACCATGACCCTGATCCTCAACCAGTGCATCAGCAGCAAGTTGACGCTGCCCACCAAGAACGAGGATCACCTGATCGTGGAATTCGACTTTTCGGCGATGGCGGACGACAATGACCAGGTCGGGACGCTGACGGTGACGGAGTAAAGACAGTTCAAAGTTCAAGGTTCAAGGTTCAAAGTTAAAGGCAAAACCTTTAAACGGACCTTGGCTTTACTTTTGATTTTCTAACTTTGAACTTTGAACTTTGAACCTTGAACTAATAGGAAAAATCATGGAACCCAAATTAGATGGCGTCCCGATTAAGCTGGGAAGTGAGACTTATGTGCTCCCTCCCCTCAACCTGGCGGCCCTGGAGAAATACTGGCCGGTGATCGAGTCCTGGGGCGAGCCGCCGGCTTCGCTGGTAGAGCGCCTCTCGGAAGGCGCGGAGCTCCTCCACGCCGCGCTTTCCCGCAATTACCCGGAACTCACCCTGGCCGAGGTCAAGGAGGGCTTGGACCTGGCCTCGTTTCCGGCCGTCCTGGCCCGGCTCCTGGAGGTTTCGGGCCTGACGAGGCGCGACCCGGGGGAACCGGAGGCGGGGAGCGTCCCGACTGGGGCTATCTCTATGCCCGGACCATCGCCCAAACGGGCTGGACATGGGAGTACGTCGGGCGGCAAATGACGCTGCCCCGCCTTTACGAGATGCAGCGCTACTGGGAGCAGCACCCCCCGGTGGGTGACCTGGTGGCCGCCTACTTGGGATATAAGGCCGACGCCTCCTCATCCCCCTCCCCCTTGAGGGGGGAGGGTCGGGGAGGGGGTGGCTACGGCTCTCCCGGGGAGCTGATGGCTGCCTTCGGCGCCGTGGGCGGCAAAGTAACATGATCGGCGTATATCGGCGTTCATCGGCGGCTAATATTTAACCGCAGATTAACGCCGATGAACACAGATTCGGAAAACGGAAAACGGTCCTTTAAATGGCTGACGACGAAATCAAAGTCCTCATAAGCGCCCAAGCCGACGCATTGAAAGACGGCATGGAGCAGGCCAAGGCCGCGGTGAGCGACGCCACCGCCGAAATGAAGGCCTCCCTGGAGCAGGTATCGGCGGCGAGCGCCGTCAGCGCCTCTTCCATCATAGAGTCCATGAAGCGGGGCGGGGGGGGCGGCGGCGGCAGCGGCCTGATGGAGGAATGGCGGCAGGAATTGGAGGAGATCAAGGAAGAGGGAAACCTCCTGGAGCAATCCAAGGCCCAGGAGCGCGCCTTCTGGCAGGAGAAGTTAGGGCTCTGTGAGCAAGGCTCCGCGGATTACCGCCAGGTGAAGCACCGGCTCTACGAGCTGGACGTGGCCGACGCCAAACAAGCGGTGCAGCTGCAAATCGCCCAGATCAAGGAGCAGATGGCCAGCGAAAAGGAATCCTGGACCCAGCGCCTGGCCGATCAGGACCGGATCGTCGCCATCAACGCCCAGTCCTACGGCAAGGATAGCCTGAATTATCAAAACGCGGTGAACGAGAAAAAGAAGATGCAGGAGGAGGCGGATAAGGCGGACCGGGAGTTGGCCGATAAGCGCCTGGAAAATTCCCTCAAGCTGGCCCGGATGGATATTGAGGCGCAGAAGGAGAAATATAAGCAAGAAAAAGACTTGGGCGTGATCTCCACCAGCGAGGAACTGGTCCAGGTTAAGGCCCTGAAAGAGCAGGAGATCGCCCTGGAGAAGCAAAACTTCGAGCAGCGCCAGCAAATCTGGGCCCAGTACCCCAAGAAGATGGCCGAGGTCCTGCAAGAGGTCCAGGTCGCCGAGAAAAAGAACGCCCTCGAAATCCAGAAGATGGAGGCCCAGGCGGCCCAGGACGTGGAGAATAAGTGGAAGGCGGCCCTGGCCCCCATCGATTCGGCCATGACCACCGCCATCAACGGCATGATCCAGGGCACCCAGAGCATGCAAAAGATGGTCGGCAAGATCCTCCAGGACATCCTCACCTCGTATATCAACCTGGCCGCCAAGAGCCTGCAGAACTGGATCGCCACCGAGGCGGCCAAGCTGCTGTCCACCCAAACCACCTCCGCCCAGGTGGTCGCCGCGGAAACCGCGGCCGCCCCTGAAGCCGACGCGGCCCAGGCCCTGGCCGACATTCAGGCGATCCAGGGCTCCGCGGCCCAGGGCGCCGCGGCCGCCTATGCGGCGATGGCCGGCATCCCGGTGGTGGGGCCGGAAATGGGGGCGGAGGCCGCGGCCCAAACCTATGCGGCCATTATGGCCTTCGCGGGGATGGTCCCCGCCGCGGCCGGCGGCTGGGACGTGCCCGCCGACTCCCTGGCCTACCTCCACAAACAGGAGATGGTCCTCCCCGCCTCCCTGGCCGAGGGGGTGCGGGGCCTGGTGGCCGGCGGCGGGCGGGATGCCCGCCCCACGGGCGGCGACGTTCATTTTCACGTCAGCGCAATGGACGGCAACTCCATCAAAAGTTTCTTCAAGAACAACCGCAACCACGTGGCCGAGGCGGTCAAATCCGCCATGCGCGACGGCCGGAGATTGAAATGACCTGGTATGTAGGGTGGGCATGGGCCCACGAATTCCTTTTGCCTTTAACTTTGAACTTTGAACCTTGAACCTTGAACTGAGCCTTTTATGAGCAACGCCGTCTTCCCCATGCTCCGGGGCTTCACCTACCCGGTGATCAAAAAGCCCACCTTCTCCACCATCGAGCAGGAGGCGGTGAGCGGCATTAAAAAGCATATCGCCAACTGGGTTTATCCTCGCTGGCAGATCGAGATCCCAGTGGAATTCCTGCTGGACGACGTGGCCCACGACGAGCTGAAGACCCTGGTGGGCTTCTTCCTGGCCCGCCAGGGGCGCTTCGACTCCTTTTTATTCGACGATCCGGACGACGATTACATCGAAGGCCAGTGGCTCGGGGTCGGGGACGGGACGACCACCATCTTTCAACTGGTGCGGGCCTACGGCGGCTTTGTCGAGCCCTGCCTCAATATCAAGAGCGCTCCGGTCCCGGTCGTCTATCTCAACGGCGCGGCCCAGGCCCCCTCGACATACGCCATCACCTATACCAACTCGGGGCTGCTCACCTTCACCGCGGCCCCGGCCGCGGGCGCGGTGATCACCGCGGACTTCGGCTACTACTGGCGATGTATTTTTCAGGAGGACCTCTCGGAGTTCGATAAGTTTATGAACCATCTCTGGGAACATAAGGGAATCAAGATCGAAACAGTGAAATAGGGGCGGGTTTAAAACCCGCCCTTATACCAGCCCCTACTGGCGCCTCTGCGGTGAATGGGAGACTCGCCATGAAAATTGCCCTGATTTCATTCTTCTGCTATGCGGTCGGCCTGCTTTGCGGCTTTGTCCTGGCCGCCGTGCTGGGGGCCAGGGCCGCGGCCGCTTACCGCGAGCGCCTGCGGCGCCAGATTGCCGAGGAGGCCCTGGAGCACGATTATGGAACCTTGGATTCGCCTGTACGGGCGGGTTTTAAACCCGCCCCTACACCGAAAACCGAAAACTGAAAACCATCTTTTATGAAATCCGTCACCTCAGCCCTGGTCGATCTCCTCCGCAGCCGTGATCCGGTGCTGGGCTTCGACCTCTATCAATTCACGCTGCCCGGCGACACGGTGCTCTATTACGGCACCGCCGACGTGCCCATCGTCTATAACGGCAACACCTACGGCGGCTCCGTGCGCTGGGACCGCTCCCAGATCGATCTGAAGGTCGGCCTGGAGGCGGACAGCCTTACGGTCAAGGCCTACGCCAGCCCCACCGATCTGGTGAATGGCGTCCCCTTCCATCAATTCCTGCGCCAGGGCGGCTTCGACAACGCCTATCTGCTCCTGCAGCGCGCCTTCTATCCGCACCCCGGAGGCTTTTTCGTGGACGGCTGCTTTACTCCTCCGGGCTGGCTGCTGGCGGGGCAGGCCATCGGGGCGCCCACCGGCGTCGTCTGGCTCTTCTCCGGCCTGGTCACTGAGATCATCACCGGCGGCCTCCAGGCCCAGATCAAGATAGATTCGCATCTCTACACCCTGGACCGGAAGATCCCCCGCAACCTCTACCAGCACCTTTGCAACCAGGTCCTCTACGGCCCGGGCTGCGGGCTGAACGAGGCCGCCTATGCGGTGGAAGGCCAGGCGCAGGCCGGGAGCACCATCTTTCAGCTAATCACCAATCTGACGGCAGCGCGCGGCTATTTCAGCCTGGGGAAGCTCCAGTTCACCTCCGGGGCCCTCCAGGGGACCTGGAGCGGCATTCAGACCCAGGTGGGCGCCGGTTCTCAAGCTCTGACCCTCACCCTGACGACGCCACTCCTGGCCCCGCCGGCCCCAGGCGACGCCTTCACCGCGTGGCCCGGCTGCGACCGGGCGCTCAGCACTTGCAAGAACAAGTTTAATAATGTGGACAACTTCCGGGGCTTCCCCTGGATTCCGTGCCCGGAAACGGCCGATTAAAACCGGTTTTCCGTTTTCCGTGAAAGGCAAAAACAAAGTCAAAAGGCCCTACAAATTGCGGTTTTGGAGCTCAGATCTGACCAGGTGGCATACCAGATATAGCTTTTGCCTTTAATCCCCTCTCCCCCTTCGAGGGGGAGAGGGTTAGGGTGAGGGGGTGGCATGACAATCCTCGAACAAGCCCAGCGCCAGGCCGTCCTCTCCGTCGCCGAGTCCTGGATCGGCACGCCCTTCCATCACCAGGGCCGGGCCAAGGGGCGCCAGGGCGGCGTCGATTGCGCCATGCTGCTCCTGGAGGTCTTTTTGAGTGCCGGGGTCATTGACGCCAAACTCGCCAAGCAGCGCTTCTCCTACTCCCAGCAATGGCACCTGCACCGGGAGCAGGAGCGCTATCTGGAGATGGTCCGGAGTCTCGGCGGCCGGGAGATCACCACCCCCTTGCACGGTGACATCGCGGTCTGGAAGATCGGCCGGGCCTATTCCCACGGGGCCATCGTGCTCCTGTGGCCTTGCATCATCCACGCCGCGGCCGCGCCCATCGGCGCCTGTGTCCTGGATAATGCCTACTCCTCGGCCCTGAACCTTAACCAATATCCGGTGAAGTTCTTCACCGCCTGGCCGTAAGGAAGGCAAACTTGGCCTTTAAATTTCACCGGAAACCGGAAACCGGCATCAACAAGGAGCGTATCCATGAAGGAAAACGGTACTGTGAAATGGTTCAATGACGCCAGGGGCTACGGCTTCATCAGCCGGCCCGGCAGCGACGACCTCTTCGTCCACTACAGCGCCATCGAGGGGGACGGCTACAAGAGCCTGATCGAAGGCCAGGAGGTAGAGTTCGAGGTGGCCGAGGGCAAAAAGGGCCTCCAGGCCATCAATGTAAGTAAAAGATAGCTGTCAGCTTTCAGCAGTAGGGGCGGGGTTAAAACCCGCCCCTACGTTGACTTGGTTATTCTATTAAGATACGCCATTTACCGCGTCAGCTATCCTTCACAGACCCCCCTGCCACTGATCCGCAATCGTTTTAAGGTGCCATATCCCGATAAAGCCGTTTTCCTTTCGATTAGAACAACCTCCTTGGTTTATCTCATTCATTATCCATCTAAATTTCTCTGCGCCTACCTCGGCATATCCGAGTCCGCCGTAACAGCCGGCGCCGCCAGGCGCGGGAGGTAAGCGCATCCCTGGGGGTGCCGGCATTGGAAATCGGATGGTTGGCTGTTGGAATTCCTCAGCCGCGGCCAAGAAGAGCGAACTGCATCTCTTAACAGGGGGCCTGGCCGGTCAATTGACCTACCTGTGCTGGAAAGTTTTAAGAAATTCAATATGATCAGTTCTTATGTCCGGATTGATGGGCGACTCCGCCGCCGGCACCAGCGGTCGCGCCGCGGCCAAAACCAGCACCCTCCAGGCCTCCTACCGCGTCACCACCGCGGTGGAGGGCCTGGCGATCCCCATCCTCTATGGGCGCAACCGCCTCCAACCCAACATCTTCTTCACCTGGGGCTGGCAGGCAATCGCCCAGCAATCCCCTTCCCAGAGCATGGGCAAAGGCGGGGGCAGCCCCGCGGGGGGCGCCCAGTATGTCTATACCATCTACGCCCTTTTCGGCCTATGCGAAGGGCTGGTCAGCGCCATCGGCATCAATTGGAACGACAAGACCAAAATCTACCAGTTCAGCGCCGCGGGCCTGGCCTCCGGCGCCCGGCCCCAGCCCCCGGTCCCCGTCCTCCTTAGTGGGGCGCCCGCTCAAGCTCTGGGCTATTACGGCACCGCCTTTTACTTTGGGAACATTTATCTCGGCAGCGGCAACTCCATGCCCAACCTGTCCTGGGAGTGCTACGGGCCGCTCCCCTATACGGTCCCCAAAACCTTGACCGGAGAATCCATCTCCCTGCCGCCCCCTCTGACCTCTACCACCTCCATGAACCTGCCGCCGGGGACGCCGGCCAGCGGGGACAACCCCCCGATCAATCAGGTTCTCACTTATTATATGGACTTGCCAGCCGGCGATATAATGCTCTCGCCCCTGGTCTTAACCCTAACCCCTTCATCCTTGATTCCTGTGGTGCTCACTGAGGCGCCTTATCAAGACTATGGCTCACCCGCTTCCGGAACTTATTGGGTAGTTCCTGGAGCCAATTACGATGGGTGGGTAGGAGCAGTTGGCTATGTCTTCTGCCCCAACGACTCGGGCACCGTAGTCTTCTCCTATACCTACGCCCCGGCCACCTACCAGATCGCCGCCAAATGCCTCGGCACCTGCACTGAAGAATATACCCTCCCCGACGACTACCAGCTCCAGGTGGTCAATGATGACCTGTGGGCCGGAGACGCGGGCGTCACCCTGGCCGGCGTGCCCCTCACTCCGATACCCTACAGCCAGCCCAACCCCATCTATCCCCCCGCGGTCAACCCGGGGCAATATACTTGCTTCAATGGCACCTACTGGTTCTCGCCCCTGGACACGAGCCAGAACCCCGGCGACCTGGTGATCACCTATGGCGTGGCCACGCCGGCCGGCGCCACCGTCTCCCCCAGCGGCTGCGTCTGGACCGAAGATAACGGCGTCAGCTATGCCGGCGGCGCCGCCCTCACGGCCGTCCCCGGCGCCCCCGCCGCGGCCGGTCAATACAACGTCGCCGCCGGCCTCTACACCTTCTCCGGCTGGGATTCCGGTCGCACCATCCTGCTTAATTATGCCTATAACATCTTGCTCGACTCCAATCCGGCCGATTTCCTCCCGGATCTGCTCTGCAACCCCGATTACGGCGCCGGCTTCGATCCCGCCAAAATCGGCGATCTGAGCCAGTTTTCCGACTACTGCCTGGCCAACGATTTCCTCTTATCTCCCGTTCTCGACGAGCAGCAGGAGGCCCGGGAGCAGGTCGCCGACATCCTCAAACTCCTCAACACCCAGGTCGTCTGGTGCGAAGACCAGCTCAAGTTCATCCCGCTGGGGGACCAGGTCGTAGAGAGCGCCAGGACCGGCGTCACCTTCACCCCCGACCTCACGCCGGTCCTCGACCTCACCGAAGACGATCTCTTGAGCGACGACAACAACGACCCGATCCAGATCACCCGCACCCCCCAGGCCGACGCCTATAACCAGGTGCAGCTCGAATACCTGGACCGCTACGCCGACTACAATACCACCATCTACACCGCCAACAACCAGGCGGCCCAGGACGTCTACGGCCTGCGGCCGGCCGACGTCGTCATGGCCCACGCCATCACCGATCCCGCGGTGGCGGCCCTGGTGGCCGCCAATATCCTGCAATATTGCCTCTATGCCCGGAACACTTACCAGTTCAAGCTGGGCGTCATCGCCAATATTTTAGAGCCCGGCGACTGGATCACCGTCACCTGCCCCCGCCTGGGGCTGGATCAGATGCCCCTCAGGGTCACCGAGATCTCCGAGGATGACCAGATGACCTCCACGGTCACGGCGCTGGAATGGCCCATCGGCGCCGCCCAGGCCCCCACCTTCCCCACCCAGAACCGCTCGCCTCTGCTCATCAATTACAACGCCGCACCAATGGACTGCAACCCGCCGGTTATCTTCGAGCCGCCCCTGGGCCTGAGCGACATTCTTTCGGTCTGGATGGCGGTGAGCGGTGGCCCCAATTGGGGCGGCTGCCAGGTCTGGGTGTCGCTGGACCACGCCACTTATCAGCAGGCGGGCGTCGTCTCGGCCCCGGCGCGCACCGGCTCCCTTATTAACCCGCTCCCCGCCTCCCCCGATCCCGACCTCACCGACACCCTGGCGGTGGATCTGAGCGAGTCCCGAGGCGTGCTTCTTTCCGCCTCCCAGGTCGAGGCGGACGCCCTGGTGACCCTGTGCTACCTGTCCGGGGGCGCCGGCCTCCCCTCCGAACTCATCGCCTACCGGGACGCCCAGCTCGTCAGCGCTTCGATTTACCACCTGAACTACCTGCGCCGGGGCTGCTATGGCTACGGCGGCACCGCAGGGACGGCCCACGCGGCAGGCGAGCGCTTCGCCCGCCTGGACGGCGCCGTCTTTAAACTCCCTTTCTCGGCCAACCAGATCGGCCAGACCATCTATATTAAATTTCTTTCTTACAACCTGGTGGGCGCCGCGGGACAATCGCTGGCAGATGTGGAAGCGTACACTTACGAAATCACCGGGAGCGCCCTCACCTCGCCGCTTCCGAATATCACCGGCCTGATGTCGGTGTACCAGAACAACCAGCTTTATCTCCAATGGAACGCCATCTCTCCCTCCCAGGACCCGCGTTACTCCCAGATCAATTACGAGATCCGGATGGGTGCCAGTTGGGCCACCGCCCAGGTCCTGGGCTGGGTGAGCGATCCGGAATTCCTGGTGGCGCAGCCTGGGACCTATTGGGTGGCGGCCCATTATGCATACGGCGGCATTACCCTGGCCTATTCGGCCGACCCCGCCGAGATCCAGGTGGGAAGCGTCACCCTCACGGTAAATAGCCTGGTGAGCCGGGACGAATTTGCCGAAGGCTGGCCCGGCACGCTAACCGGCCTCCAGGTAAGCGGCGGTGATCTGGCGCTGGGGGTGGGGCAGAGCGCGGGTTATTACACCATCCCGGCCGGCGAAATTCCGGATCTGGGCGCGGCCCAGGCTGCGGCGCTCGGTGGTTCCCTCGCCTTCAACAACGTGGTCCCCGGACCCTCTTTCGACGCCGCCCCCGACGTGGACGCCATCCCGGACGTGGATCAATACGATGCAGGGGCTGGAGGCCAATTCGACCAAGTGCCGGACGTGGACGCGGTTCCCGACTTCGACCAGGCCGGGGGCACGCTGGCCCAGACCGCCCAGATCCAGGTGCAGTTCTCCCAGGACGGTAGCACCTGGGGGGACTGGCAGAATTTTATTCCGGGGACCTACGTATTTTGGAAGGTGAATTTCCGGCTGGCCCTGATCCAGGTGGTGCAAGGGAACGTGACTCTTAATCCCATGGTTACGGACTTCGCCTGGTCAGTGGCCATGCCGGACCGGATCATTCAGGTGGGCTCCATATCGTGCCCCGCCATGGGGCTGGCCATCACCTTCACCCCGGCCTTTCAGATCACGCCGGCCATCGCGGTGACGATACTGAACGCCCAGCCTGGGGACGTGGTGACCTTCCCGGTGGCCATCGGACCGAGCGGCGGCACTATCGAGATCACCAACGCCGGTGCAGGTGTGCTACGTAACATAAGTTACATCGCCAAAGGCTATTAAACCTTTATCCCCTCTCCCCCAATGGGGGAGAGGGTTAGGGTGAGGGGGAAGTAAAAGCAGTGTGCAAGCACAGCAATTAAAGGAGATGACCATGAAAAGACTTTGGCTCTTCCTGGCGAGCAAATCCATTTGGCCCAGTTACCTGACGGCCTTGATCGCGGCGCTGTTTTTTGTCACCATCGCCGGCGCCTCCCAAAACGCCCTGGTGGTTCCCGACGGCACCGGGGCCCAGGTGCGCGCCGGCTTCAACAACGCCATTGATACCCTGAACACCGTCAACTCCGGACCTTCAGCGCCCGCCACTACTGAGGCTTATATGCTGTGGGCCGACACCACCAACAACCTTCTGAAGCAGCGGGATTCAACCAATGCCACCTGGATCGTCCTCGGCACGCTCGGGGCCGCCCAAATGGGCCACGAGCCCGCCATTACGGCTGGGACTACCTCCCAATACTGGCGTGGCGACAAGACCTGGCAAACGCTGCCCTCGGGCTTGACTTATCCCGGCCCCGGCGTCCCCCTCAGCACCGGGTCGGCCTGGGGCACTTCCTATGCGGTGGGAACGGCAGCCAATGATCTGGTCCAGCTGAACGCCAGCGCCCAACTCCCTGCAGTGGACGGCAGCCAGCTAACAAATCTGCCGGCCGCTTCGGTTCCGGCGGGGGTCATCGTTCCCTTTGCCGGTTCAACCGCTCCCAGCGGCTGGCTCTTGTGCTACGGCCAGCAGGTCAGCACCTCAACCTATGCCACCCTCTACGCCGCTATCGGCACCACTTACGGCTCCGGGAGCGGTACCTTCGGTATTCCTGATTTGAGAGGGCGGGCGGCCTTCGGTGCAGACGCAATGGGAGGCACGGCGGCCGGGCGCCTGGGCTCGGGTAGTCCGGGGGGCATAACCAGCGCCACGCTCGGAGCTAGTGGCGGCCAGCAATCGCATACCTTGACGACCGGCGAAGTCCCGTCCGGACTGGGAACCTTCGTGACGGGCATAAATAGTAGTGGTCCTACAATTCTCTCATCGGGGGGGGACATAGGGCCTATTACTGGCAGTGCCGGCGGAGGCGGCGGGGCGCACAACGTCACCCCCCCCGCCCTGGTGCTCAATTACATCATCAAATATTGAATAGTAGGGGCGGGTTTAAAACCCGCCCCTACAGACAGCTATCCCTTCAGGAGGTTATATGACTTTCTGGCAAAAAATCTGGTCCGATCCCAAGACCACCATCCCCGGGATCATCGCCGCCGTCCTGAGCACCCTGGTGGCCTTCGGCATCATCACCCCGGCTGAGTCCAGCCCCCTGCAAACGGCCTTGACCGCCACATTCGGCGGCATCATCGCCCTGCTGGGTCTCTTCAGCAACTGGCCGCAGTAAGGGCTGGTAGGGGCGGGTTTAAAACCCGCCCTTACACCCGCCCCTACGCCTAAACCGAAAACCGGAGGTTTTATGACCGGCGCTGATATCCTGCAAAAGGCTAAAACTCGCCTCGGGGATTCTTATGTTTTTGGTGCCCTTACTCCGGTAGGCGCCCCGGACCCCCGGGTCTTCGATTGCTCCAAGCTCGCTTCCTGGGCCGTCTATCAGGCGGCGCAGATAATTTACGGCGCTGACCGCGACGAGGGGAACCCCCTGGAGGTTTACGGAGGCACCATCTATTGGAAC